CGTCGAATACGTCGGGCGTGGCTTTGGCCATCATGTACCGGCCGATGATGTCCCGTTACGACCAGAAGAAGATGCAGTACTCCGTCGGTCTCCAGAAGATCAACGAACTCATCCTCAAGACGCTGTTTACCTTCGAGCCCGAGACGCGGCTGTACGACCCGTCCACCGAGGGCATCATGAAGGAAGACCAGCCGCCTATGGTCGACGTTCTCGACCCGATGGCCTACTTCACCGAGTGCGAATGGCCCGCCCCTCTGCCGGTCGACACCCTCATCAAGTTGAACGAGATCCAGGCGAAGATGTCCATGGGCCTTGAGTCCATGCGCGGAGCCCTCCACGACTTGGGCGAGGAGTTCCCGGACGAGAAGGTACGCGAGATATTCGAGGAGCAGATCGAGGACGCCAAGCAGCAAGGCGCTCTGCGAATGCTAAAGGCTCAGATAGATTCGAGTATTCTCCAGTTGACGGGAATGCCGCCCGATGGGGCGGAGGCGCCTGCACCCCAGACTGATGCAGATGGAAATCCCGTCGGCCCGCAGCCTGGTGGTCCGAATCCGGTGACGCTTCCCGGTGGTGTCGAACTCGGCAACATCACAGCGCCCGAGATTCAGAAGATGACTAACGAAATCGTGACACAGGCATACGGCCCACGCGCTGGGCTCCGCCGCGACCCGGACAAAAGTACCGACTAGGAGTTCGTCGCTCATGACGCTTAATACCTCGGGCATCTCGGTGCCCGCCGCCACGGTCCTCGGTTACCGCAAGGACGGCCGCCCGATCCACCCCATCGCAGGTGGCGCTCCGCAGCCCGGCGAGGGTGGCGAGCCCGTTCTCACCGTTCCGGCCGCTGTCGTCGAGACCCCCGCTCCGGCCCCTGTTGAGCCTCGGTTCACCGCCGACGACATCCAGAAGGCGCGTCAGGAGGAGAAGGACAAGTTGTACAAGCGCCTCCAGACCGTGGAGGAGCAGAACAAGAAGTTCCTGGACGAGATCGAGGCCCAGCGCAAGGCGCGCGAGGAGGCCCAGGCCGAAGCGGCCCGCAAGCAGCAGGAAGCGGCGGCCGAGGCGAAGCGCCTGGCCGAGGACGACATGTCCGCCAAGGACCTGCTCGCGCAGAAGGAGCAGGAGTGGTCCTCCCGTTTCGAGCAGATCGAGCGGCAGCGCGAGGAGGAGCGCCTTCTGTTCCAGAAGGAGCAGGAGTTCAACAACCTCCAGACCTACATTCAGCGTCGCGTCGGTGAGGAAACCAACGAGATCGCTCCCGAACTTCTCGACTTCGTCGGCGGTAATTCGCCGGAGGAGGTCGAGGCTTCCATCGCTACAGTCAAGGCGAAGACCCAGGCTATTCTGGAATCGGTCCAGCAGGCCGCTATTCAGCAGCGTGCTTCCATGCGTGGTGTGAGCCCCACCGGCTATTCCACCACGGGACCGATGGACACCGATCCGGGCACTAAGTCGTACTCCCTTTCTGACCTCCGCGATATGCCGATGTCGGAGTACGCCAAGATTCGGGGCCAGTTGGGCGTCGGACAGGCGGCCCAGAACCAGCGTGGACTGTACTCGTAATTCGGTCGAGTACCCGTAACTAAGGAAATCCAAGTATGCCAAGCGCGATCACTGGTACCCCGAACCTGTCGGCTTCTCCGACGAACTACTCGGGCGCCAACAGCACTCTCGGTGCGGCCATTCAGACCATCTGGAGCAAGGAGATTTTGTTCCAGTCCATGCCGATTCTCCGCTTCGAGCAGTTCGCGGTGAAGAAGACCGAATTGGGCGTTCAGCCCGGTCTGACGATCAACTTCATGCGGTACAACAACCTGGGCTCCGCCAGCCAGTTGGTTGAAGGCGTCCGCATGCAGACCAACGCCCTCTCGGCCAGCCAGTTCTCGATCACCGTCGCCGAGCACGGCTACGCGGTCGCCGTCTCCGAGTTGCTGCTCAACGCCTCGTTCGACGACGTCATGGCGAGCGCATCGCGCCTGCTCGGACGCAACATGGCTCTCTACCTGGACCAGTCCGCTAGGGACACCCTGCTCCAGGCGTCCTCGAAGATCTGGGGCTACAACAAGTACGCCCAGACGAGCGCGATGTCCGGCATGGGTGTGTACACCAAGGGCAGCACGGTCACCGACTCCAACAGCCTGGACGGCACCTACAAGTTCACCTCGGCGCTCGTCAAGGACGCCGTGGAGACCCTGGCGACGAAGAACGTCCCGCGTCTGGGCGAGACCTACGTCTGCTTCGTCCACCCGCACCAGAGCCGTTCTCTGCGTGATGACCCTGAGTTCATCGAGGTCACCAAGTACGCGGCCCCGGGGAATTTCCTTTTGGGTGAGATCGGCCGCCTCAATGACGTGGTTTTCATCGAGACCACGCAGGTCAAGCAGTACACCAACGCCAACGCCTCTCCGCAGACGGTCTACCAGTCCATCTTCCTGGGCGACAACGCCTTCGGCCACGCCATTTCGCTCCCGGTCGAACTGCGCGACGGCGGCATTCTCGACTTCGGGCGAGAGCACGCGCTGGCCTGGTACGCGATTTGGGGTCTCGGCCTCATCACCGACCAGGCGGTCCTCGTCGCGGAGACCAACTGATCCTGCGATTCCGAAAGGAATCCAAGTTGAGTTGGTAGTCGTGGTAACCGGCTAGTCCACGGGTTAGGGGAGCGGTTTTCTGGATTACCAGGACCGCTCCCCTTCCTCGTTAAAGTAGTACCGCTTCACATAAACGAGTCCCGAACACGGAGAAACAACAATGGCTGCACGTAACGTTGCCCGTCCCGGCGACCTGACCGGCCGCAACAAGGCCGCACTCGCCAAGGATCACGCCGAGGAACTGAAGCAGCGCGAAGGGGAGATCGCCCTCATCAACGCTGCTGCGGCCGAGGAGAAGGAGAACACCGTCGTCGAGGTCAAGCCCCGCGACCTGTCCGCCCCTCCGGCCCCGGCCCCCATCGAGGTTGCCGACGCGGTCGAGGTCGAGACCCCGATGCGCGAGTTCCGCGTGAACACCAGCATCGAGCAGATGACCTACGGCCACGGCAACCACTACGACTTCGAGGAGGGCGTGCGCTACAAGGCGCCGAAGGCGATCTACGACCACCTCGACTCCCTCGGCTACATCTGGCACTGATCGGCTCAAGGAGAGCACTGATGACTACTCCCGCCCCCTCCCCGTCCATGGGTGAGGCGTACGTGCTGGAGAACGCCGAGGGCCACGGAGCCGGACTGGGTCACCTGCCCACCGGCTCCACGGTGGTCGTGGTTGACGTACACCCGGCGGGCACCGCTGGCATCGGCCACGCAGGCGAGGACTCCGTCCTGCTCGCGCACGTCTACGACACCCACGTCATCACCGACAAGGGCGACCACGCGCCGGGCCAGGCGATCCGGCAGTTCACCCTGCACCTGTCCGACTTCACGCGCATGTTCAAGAAGGTTGATGCCTGATGGCCGGTACGAACCCCACCTGGGCCGGTAACGCCCTGGACTTCCTCACCGGCAGGGCTGTCGCCTACACAGCGCCGCGTTCGACTTACCTGGCCCTGCTGATCGCTGACCCGACGCAGGAGGACGGCACCTACAGCATGACCGCCCTGCCGGAGGTCTCCACGGCCGGGTACGCCCGGCAGCAGGTCGTGTGGACCGCGCCGACCGGCGCCCCGATGACCACAGGAAACAACGCCCTGCTGTTCTTCGGCCCGTTCACCGCCGACATGACCGACGCTGCCACGTTCGCGGCCCTGGTCACCTCCGCGTCCGGCACGACCGGCACCGTCATCTACGCGTGGCCGATCGACAGCCCGCTCCAGGCGGCGACGAACGAGAGCCTTCAGATCGCCGCTGGCGCGCTGACCCTTAATACCTGATCGGAGTCGCGGAATGGCCACGCTTGAAGACCTGCGGTCGCGGGTGAGGAGCGAGCTGGGCGACCGGCTCACGCCGTTCCGCGACACCATCCGGGGCACCGGGGACGTCGCTGAGTACGAACTGAGCGCGAACAACGTCACCGGCCTGGAGGCGGTCCAGGTCGTCGGCACCACGCAGACGGTGCTCACCGCCAACGACTACGTCCTGGACGCGCTGAACGGCATCCTCACCCTGAATGCTGCGCTGCCGCTGGACGCTCTGCTGCTCGTGTCCGGGCAGTCCTTCAGCCTGTTCGCCGACGACGAGCTGGACGTGTACCTCAACGACGCGTTCGCCCAGCACAACCGTGGCCGGACCATCGCCACGCGCTACCGGGATACGAACGGGTTCATCCGCTACGACGATGAGCCCGTCGACTTCGCCAGCCTCCCGCCGGAGGAAGACGTCATGATCGTCATGCTGGCCTGCACAGAGGCGATGTGGGCGCTGGCCACTGATGCGGCCACGGACATCAACGTCCAGACCGCCGACGGTACTTCCGTCGACCGTGGACAGCGGTTCGCGCAGATCCAGAAGCAGATCGAACTGCTCACCGAGCGGTACAAGATGCTCTGCGAGAAGATGGGCGTCGGCCTGTACGCGATCGAGGTCACCAACCTCCGACGCGTCTCCCGTACGACCGGGCGTCTCGTGCCGATCTTCCGTGAGCGCGAGTACGACGACTACTCGCTGCCCAAGCGGGTCCTCCCGCCGATCGGGCCGGGCCACCAGAACGACGACGAGTCCGGCATCCCGTCGCAGACCTGGGGCGGGTACTTCTGATGGGCCGCCTGGACTGGAAGCGCTCCGGCCGCTTCAACGCCAACTACGAGACCACCGAGATCATGGCGTCCCTGCGGGGACGCCAGCACGAGATCGGCGAGATGGTCCAGTACTACCGCTACTCCCACACCGACCCGGCCGGGGACGACCTGTACGACGAGGCGACGGGCCAGGGGAAGACCTTCATCGGCCCGTACCGGATCCCGGCCCTGCACGTCATACACAGCCAGGGCGCCTCGCAGGACACCCCGCAGGGTCTGTACACCGTCGACAACCTCTCCATCACCGCGTCGTTCGACAGCATGCGGAAGATGGGGTTCACCGACCAGGACATCGACCACGGGAAGTACCTCGTCGACCGGATCGTCTACGACACCTCGGTTTTCCGGGTCACGTCCATTTCGGTTCTGGGACAGATTCAGAACCGGGACATCATCGTTGGCATCGAGTGCGTACAGATGAAGCCGGACGAGTTGGTAAATGACGCCCAGTTCAAGCACTGGTCCCAGTAGCGGTTTATAAACTTCTCCGGCTTTCTTGGGATCCTGAATGGCGGAAGACTTCCGCTATTCGAGACCCGTGAGGCCCGCTTTGCCATGGCTCATCAACGAGGACCGCGCCGTTAAGGCGAAACTCCAGGGCCTCTCTGTCACCGACGCGAATGCACCGGACGGACGACCCGTTCCGGTGCGTTACCGCATTCCCGAGGTAGAGCTGGCGACGCAGACCTTCCCCCTGATCGTCATCGAGCACGCGGGTATCGAGAAGGCCGACGAGCGGGAGCACCGTGGCCCCGTCTACCTGCCGTACGCCCCCGAGGGCACGACCGGCTGGTGGGCGGAGGGAGACACCTCCTACGACGTCACGCAGTCCCCGTACCTCGTCGAGTACCCGATCCCCTTCGATCTGCGGTACCGCGTCATGGTCTTCACCCGTCTCGCAGAGCACGACATTGCGCTGGCGTCTTCGATGATGCAGCGCGATCGGATTCCTGCGCGGTTCGGATTTCTGGAGATCCCCGAGGACGGAACGGTACGTCGACTGGATCTTCTCGGCGGCCCCGAGCTGGCCGACACCCGTGACGAGAACGGAAAGCGTCTGTTCCGTCGCGAATACCTGATCTCTGTGTCCAGCGAAATGCTTCAGTCCGTCGCTGACGCGTACGTCAAGGCGACCAGTGTGGCGCTGGACTTCGAGTACTTCACGGACAACGTAACTCGCCCATGACTCGGACTCAGGATTCGTAACCCCAGGAATTCACTTTCACCCAGGAGAAACAGATGACTGTCTACAAGCGGCCCGGTGTCTACATCGACGAGACGCTTACCCCGCTCGCGCAGACCGCGACGACTCCCGGCGAGTCCGTTGCGGCCTTCGTCGGCACCTCCAAGCAGGGCGGCCCGCTGGCGCCGACCCTGGTCTCGTCCTTCTCGCAGTACGTCGCCACCTACGGCGGCTTCGGCGACACCTCGGACCTGCTCCCGTTCGCCGTCTACCAGTTCTTCAACAACGGCGGCAACAGCGCCTACATCGTGCGCGCGGCGGCCTCCGACGCGGTCGCAGCGTCCGTCTCCCTGGACGACACCGAGGGCACGCCTGAGCCGACCCTCAAGGTCACCGCGATCTCCCCGGGAACGTGGGGCAACCAGGTCTACGTCGACATCGTTCCGGGTGCCACCGGCTCCGGCCGGTTCGACATGTACGTCTACGTGGGCGGGGACACCTCCGCGTACCTCAAGGAGCGTTTCTCCGACGTCTCCCTGGACCCGGCCGACTCCCGCAACGCGCAGGCCCTGATCAACTCCCCGGTCACCGGCTCGTCCTTCATCCAGGTCCAGAGCCTGCTTAATACCACGTGGGGTCCCACCCACTCCCCGGCCGTACAGACGGGCACCGCGCTGACTGGTGGCACCGACGGCGTCGCCGCGCTCGACCTGGCCACTGCTGCCCAGCGGCTGGAGATCGTCGAGGACAACCTCGTCCTGAACGTGCCGGGCGTCACCGACGCGACGGTGCTCAACCCGATCATCCAGTGGGCCGAGGACCAGGGCTCGGTGTTCGTCGTCGTGGACGGTGCGAAGGCCACGTCTGCCGACAACGCCCACTCCTACGCGCTGAGCCTCCAGGGCATGTCCACGGGTGGCTCCGCGATCCGCTCGTCGTCCTACGCGGCCATCTACGGCCCGTGGCTGATCGTCAACGACCCGGCCACGACGTCGTCCGGCTCGGCCCGGCTGCTGCCTCCTGGTGGTGCGGTGCTCGGCCAGTACAGCCGTACCGACGCCTCCCGTGGTGTGCAGAAGCCCCCGGCCGGTGTCGACACGGTCCTCAAGGGCGTGCTGGACGTGCAGTTCCGGTTCTCCAACGACGACCAGGACAACCTCAACGTCGCAGGCATCAACGTGCTGAAGTCGCTGCCCGGCACCGGCTTCGTCATCTACGGCGCCCGCACCCTGTCGACGGGCATGCCCGACCGGTACGTCTCCGTCCGCCGGTCGCTGATGCTGATCAAGAAGGGCATCCTCGACGCCACCCGGTTCGCCGTCTTCGAGCCCAACGACTCGATCCTGTGGGACCAGGTCAACGCGGTCATCTCGCAGTACCTGCTGACCCTCATGCAGACGGGCGTGCTGGCCGGAACCACTCCGGAGCAGGCGTTCTTCGTGGTGTGCGACTCGACCAACAACACCGCCGCGTCGGTGGCGAACGGGGTCGTGAACATCTCCGTCGGTGTCGCTCTCCAGACCCCGGCCGAATTCATCGTCATCGAGATCGGCCAGTTCAGCGGTGGTTCCTCCGCCACTGACAGCACGGCCACTTCCTGAGAGGTAACCCACTGATGGCTACGACCACGTCCACCGTCGGACACATCGCGACGGACCCGCTTCGGAACTTCAAGTTCCAGGTCCAGATCCAGCACCCGGGCATCAAGGGCTTCGCCCGCATGGGCTTCATGTCCGTTTCGGGTCTGAACGTCACGACCGAGGTGATTCCGTACCGCGAGGGCGGTATGAACACAACGACCCAGAAGATGCCAGGGCAGAGCGACTTCGCCCCCATCACCCTTTCCAAGGGCCTCGCGGTCGGCGACTCGCAGATGATGGACTGGATGCGGCAGTTGTTCACTGTCCTCCAGGGAACCGGAAACGGAAAGGCCGGTGCGGAATTCCGGCACATGGTCGACATCAAGGTGCTCGACCACCCGGTTACTTCCGGCGCCACTCCCGCCAAGGCCGCGTTCCGCGTTTACAACGCGTGGCCCACGGCGGTGGCCTTCTCGGACCTGGACGCGGGCGCCAACGCGATCATCGTCCAGCAGATGACCCTCGCTCACGAGGGGTTCGAGTTCAAGTTGGCTAACAGCACGGGCTCGTCTTCCGTTAGTTTCTAATAGCGGATTCCCGAGACTCGACTAGGAGCAAAACCAGTGGCTACCGACCTTAATACCGAGGGGTACTCCAGCCCCCTTGCGAACCCCGGTGCAGCAAACGCCGCCATTGCGGCAGTGCTCAACCAGGGGGGCGAGGTCGCAAAGCCCGAGATCGCTCTCCCGGCAGGTGGTAATTTCCGCCTGCCGGGAGGCTACGTCTTGGGCAACGACTTCCCCAGCACCCGTTACGACGCCGAGGTCCGGGAACTGACCGGCGCGGACGAAGAGGCCATCACCAAGGCCCGCCAGGGCGGTGTCGGCAAGTTCTTCTCCACCCTGCTCGCCTCCGGAACTGTTTCCGTGGGCGGCGAAAAGACCAGCCCCGTCCTGCTGTCCAACCTCCTGCTCGGTGACCGCGACATGCTCCTTCTGGAGATCCGTCGCGCGACCTACGGCGACGACATCGTCTGGGAGCGGTACTCCTGCATGCACTGCGGCGAGGAGTTCCGCCTGTCCGTCACCCTCGACGAGATCCCCATCCGGCGCCTGGAGGACCCGTCCCAGCGCATCTTCGAAGTCGAACTGCGAAAGGGCCGTAAGGCATTCGTCCGGCTTCCCGTCGGCAACGACCAGGACGCAGTCCTCGCCATCGCCGACCGCAGCACCGACTCCGAGCAGAACACCCTCCTGCTTTCCCGCTGCCTCATTTCCGTGGTCGAGGCCGACGGCAGCGAGAATGCCGTCACCGGAAATCCCGAGTTCGCCCGCTCTCTGGGCATCGTGGACCGACAGCGCATCCTCGATGCGATTGAGAACAAGCAGCCCGGCCCTCAGTACAATGGGGTCAAGTTCACGCACGATTCGTGCGGAAAGGAGGTCCCCCTCTTCATTTCGGCGGGGGATCTGTTTCAGGGCCTGTAACTACCACGACACGTACTTCGAATACGAGCAACTAGTCGAACTAAGTCCGGCGTGGAGCCTCAGCGAGATTCGCCGGTTGACCGTGCGCGAGCGTCTTCACTGGGTGAAGTGGTTCAGGGCGCAGCGACATAGGCGAATTGCTGAGGCAGAGAATGGCTGAGAGCACTGTGGCGGGGCAGGGAACGCTCCTGGGGTGGAATAAGGCCCAGGACGCGATCTCTGCCCTGACGCGTACCATCAACGACCTGAACAAGGGTCTCAAGGGCGTAAACACCGGAGTCGGGCAGATGTCCCGTTCCCGGGGTATGGGACTGGCGCTGGGCGACGTATGGAACGGCACCAGCAACTACGCCCGTAACGTCGGCAGTGCCGGTAACGGGGGCGCCGTCCGCTTCTCCAACAACGGCTCGCAGGGTGGCGGTGCATCCAACAACGGAGGCTCCGGCGGTTCTGGTGGTTCCGGTGGCACGAACACCCCCCGTCTGGGCGGTGGTTCGGGAAACAACGGCGGCCAGAGGAGTCGCTACACCCTCAAGAGCGGCCTCCAGGGCGTCGTCGCCTGGGGACAGAAGCAGTTGCCCGACCAGGTCGACATGCAGACGACCGCCTACCAGGCGGCGCAGTACTCGTCCCAGTCCTGGCACACGCTGCGTGACGCGGCCTTCAAGAACAACTTCACCGCCCAGTCCACCCAGGACGCGGCGTCGGCCTACGCCACGATGTCGCAGATGGGCCTGTCGCCCGGCTCTGCGAACTTCAACACGAACTGGAACTACGTCAAGGGCACCTCGGGCTACCTGAACCCGGGCATGTCCGAGGCGCAGCGTGCGCAGGGTACGGCCGCAGCGTGGAGTGCTACGACGTACAACACGCTGCGCGGCATGGGCATCCAGACGATCAAGAACGGCACGAAGCAGAGCCCTCGCCAGATCGCCCAGCAGATCTACCAGCGGTTCCCGGAACTCAAGCGGGTCAAGACGAACGCGCAGTTGTCGGCAACCCTCGACGACCCGGGCTCGGGCTTGAACCAGTCGCTGAACTCCTGGGGCCTGGACCAGAACACCCTGCAACTGGTCAAGGGTGAACTCAAGGGCATGATGCTCGCGCAGATCCACGGCGGTTCTGCGCAGACGTACGTCAGCCTCGCCAACCAGCGCGATAGCGGGTCCACGCAGGAGAAGAAGAACGCCGCCCAGAGCGCGCTCGGAAAGCTGGGCATCGGTGGGTCGACCGCCAACACCCTGATGACCCGCGCGGGCACCCTGCGGAACCAGGAAGTCAACACCAACGACGCCTTCACGTCCGGTCTCCAGACCGCGACGAAGTACCTGGACATGTTCTCCACGGCGCTCCAGGGCGTCCTGAAGTCGACCGGCGCGGACTCCGTCCTCGGCTTCACTGGCGGTGCTGGCTCCCTGCTGGGCTCCAGCATCGGCTCCGGCATCGGCGCCTACGGCACCATGCGCGGTCTCGCCTCGGTGGGCCGCCTGGCCGGTATGGGCGGAAGCGGAGGCGGTGGCCTGCTCGGTGCTGCTCGCGCGGCCCTGGGTGGCGGCACGGGAGAGGCCGCGGGCTTCGGTGCTCTGGGAGGTGCCCTGGACCTGTCTGGGGCCGCTCTGGGCGCTGCTGGCGGCTTCGGTATCGGCGCCTACCTCACCCACCACTTCGGCTCGAAGGTCGTCGACCACGTCAGCAAGAAGGGCTCGACCGGCAACAAGTGGGGCCACGTCGCTGTCGACGCGGGAGCGGGCGCCCTGACGGGTGCGGCCATCGGCTCCGTCGTCCCGGTCATCGGTACCGGTATCGGTGCAGCGGTCGGTGGTGTGATCGGCGCGGGCACGGGCATCGTCAGCAACTTCTTCGGTGGTGCTGGTGGCTCGGGCGGCGCGGCTTCCGCCACGGGTAGCAAGACGTCCGGCGCGAAGGCCACAGGTACGCAGGGCGCGGGCAAGACGGCAGCGGCCGTGATCAAGGTCGCCATGAGGTACCTGGGCGTGAAGTACGTCTGGGGTGGCAGCACTCCGAAGGGCTTCGACTGCTCCGGCCTGATCCAGTACTCGTTCCGGCAGATCGGCGTGTCCCTGCCCCGTACGGCCGCGCAGCAGCAGCGGGCGGGCAAGAAGGTCAACCTCAGCGACGTGCGCGCGGGAGACCTGCTCTTCAACGGCAACCCAGCGCACCACGTCGTGATGTGCATAGGCGGCGGCAAGATCATTGAGGCGCCGCACACGGGAGCCGTGGTCCGCGTCCGGTCCTTCCGGCCGAGCGAGTTCACCAACGCTGTGCGGGTCCTCGGTTCCGTCGGCAACCTCGGAGACCCCTCCAGCGACACCGAGGAGACGGCCGGTTCGGACTCCAACCGCCTGTCCACCATGGGCTTCGGCGGTGACGTCGGCTCGTACGGCTCGATCGAGGAGGCTGACGCCATCGCGTCCGGCATCACCTCGACCGGCGCAGGCATCGGCTCCGACGCAGGCAGCAAGGACTCGACGAACGACGCCTCCAACGACGCGATCCCGACCAACATGCCGTCCGGCAACGTCAAGAAGTGGATCAAGACGGCGCTCGGGATCCTGCACCAGGACACCAAGAAGAACGAGTCCATCGTCAACACGATGATCCAGCACGAGTCGTCGGGTAACCCTCACGCGATCAACCGCACCGACTCCAACGCCAGGGCGGGGCACCCGTCCAAGGGCATCATGCAGACGATCGACTCGACGTTCAACGCGTACTCGATCAAGGGCCACAAGGACATCTGGAACCCCGTCGACAACATCATCGCGGGCGTGCGCTACGAGGAGTCGCGCTACGGCACGCTGGACAACGCACCGGGCATCAAGTCCATGGCCAACGGTGGCAAGTACAAGGGCTACGCAGTCGGCTCGACGAACATCGACGTCGACCAGACGGCACGCGTCCACGCGGGCGAGATGATCATCCCGGCCTACCAGGCAGACGCCATGCGCAAGGTCCTGGCCGGGAACAACGCCATGTCCTCCGTCGGCGGGCTTAATACCAAGGGCGCCACGCCCACCCTGAACTTTCACTCCGGTGCGATCACCGTGCAGGTGCAGGGCGTCATGGACCAGCGCGCGGCCCGGGATGCTGCCCAGCAGTTCATGCAGGCCATCGCCGAGGACAACCGAATCAACCTCATCGCGGCAGGAAACTAATGGCTACGCGGATCCAGGACAACGGCTCTTTCGACCCACGGATAACGAAACTCCCCGGCCTTCAGTCACTCGTGGGCGGGGGTAAGAAGTTGAGCCGGGGCTTCATCATTCAGGAGAAGCCGGTAGACGGCGTGCGCTACCGGTGCAATTTCCTGTACAACCCGAGCGTCCTGAATGTTTCGCACTCCGTGAATTCAGCGGTCCAGGCGGACGACAACGCTCTCAACCCGAACGACGTGACGGCAAAGGACTTCCTTATGCCGTTGCAGCAGACGGTTCAGTTCAACCTGCTGTTCGACCGTACTTACGAGATGTGGGACTCCTCCCGGGTGACCGGCGCCGAGAACGTATTCGTACCTGCTCTCGGCGTGGGCTGGGACATTTCCATGCTCTACAAGATCACCGGCATCTCCGCATCTGTAGACGTAACCGGCGAGGGGGCAGACGCCACGGGCGACTCCTCGAAGTCGTTCCGAAAGGGGCAGTTCAGTTTCGACGCGGCCGGTCCCATGCTGTACGTCCCGGTCTACCTCGTCGTCGGCGACACCCTGAACTACTACGGGGTCATCCAGGACCTCGAAATCCAGTACACCCACTGGAATCAGCAGATGATCCCGTCCCGCTGTCAGGTGTCCATCACCATGCAGTTGCTTCCGAAGCCGAAGGGCGGCGGAGAATTCGTGTCCTTCGGAAGGCTCCCCGCAGGAATGACCCCGGACGACTTCGCTAAAGGGGCAAACGGAAAGGGTGGACGATGATCTCCGCTGACTCCCGGTACGCAGACTCGACCCTCACGCTGGTTGCCTCCGGGCGCGGCACGAACCTCACCATCGTGCCCGGACAGCAGCGCGAGTGGTCGTTCAACTTCACCTACCACCAGTTGACCGGCGCCGACCGGATCGACCTGCTCGCCGTGCAGTACTTCGGCGACGCACGGATGTGGTGGAACATCGCCGACGCCAATCCCGAGGTACTGGACTGGACCGTCCTGACTCCGGGGCAGATCATCAGGATCCCGAATGCCTGAGCCGACACCTGTCACCGGCCTGACCATCTCCGGCAACCGGATAACCAACTACATCAAGCGCGTCGAGGTCCGTGAGGGCTACGGCACGCACTCCATGGCGATCGTGGACGTGACGACCAGCGCCGCCAGCTCGGCCTACCCCGAGCTGGCCCCTGTCGTGCTCGACTACGGCCGCAGCCCCAACGACGTCGTCCGCTGGTACGGCTACGTGCACCACTCCAGCGTCCTGGCCAGCAACAGTTCCAAGACGGTGACCACGCGCTACGTGTGCATTGGCACCAGCCTGCCGCTGAACATCCAGCGGACCAGGTCATGGAAGAACGTCAGCCCCACATCCATCGTCCGCCAGGTAGGACGCCAGAACGGGCTGCGTACCGTCATCTCCCCGTCCTCCCGGAGGCTCACCTACTGGGCCCAGAGCGGACAGAGCGACTTCAAACTCCTCCAGGACCTGGCGCACGAAGTTGGCTTCCGGTTTTGGGTGGAAGGGACGACGCTCTACTTCCTCGACCCGCGCGTCCTCCTTCTGGGACAGAAGGCCCAGAACATCCCGGTGTTCTCCAAGAACCAGCAGCCCGGGGTGATGGACACCATCCGGGAGTTGTCGATCCTCGCGGGCACCATGGTTCCCCGCCAGAACGGCACAACGGGCACCAGCAGTATCTCCGGCCTGGACGCGAAAACCGGCCGGGTGATCAAGGCTTCGTCTGCGTCGAATACCGGGGCGGCTGCATTCCTCAATTCCATAACGACCGCTCGGGCCGTCGACAACTACGCGGACGCGCAGGCGCTTATGGAAGCCCGCACGCTCGCCTCGCGTGGCTGGATCACCATGCAGGCCACGCTGTACGGCACGGCAAAGATCGCCCCGGGGACGCTGGTCGCTATCACCGGACGTTCCCTTTCTCCGGACCGTACCGGCCGGTGGATGGTGACCGGCACCAAGCACATCATCAACCGGGACAAGAGCAATTCCGGATGGGTGTTCACCACGACTGTCGATGCGGAAAGGGACCAGCCCTACGCGGTAACATTCCGGAGCGATGCGAACAAGCGATTCAAATTCGATACCGTCCCGGCTGTCTTGAGGAACAAGCAGTTCTGGGAATCGAGTCTTCTGGAGGACATCAATGTCGGCTGATCCGGTGCTGGGAATGTACCGGGCGAGCGTGGCCAATAACCAGGACCCGCTGAATGAGGCCCGCGTCACGCTGCTCATTCCCCAGGTTCTCGGAAACGCCGAGAGCGCCTGGTCCGTTCCTGCTTCCCCGACCAACACGATCCCGCCGGTCGGGCAGACGGTATGGGTGCAGTTCTCCGGTGGGGACATAACCAAGCCGGTCTACTCCCCGCTCGGCATCAAGGACGTCCAGGACCAGGTCTCCTCCGGCAGCGAGCTGGACGCCCTGCCGCCCAAGGAACCGACCGCGCTCACCCTCACCACGGTGCAGTACGTCACCGACGAGGGCGCCACCCGGGCCCGCGTGACAGCGAGTTGGACCCCGCCCACGGAGAACCAGGACGGGACCGCACTCACTGACCTGTCCCACTACCTGCTCCAGACCTCCTACGACAACAGCAACTGGAGCGGCGGCTTCGTGACCACGGAGGACCTGGTCCTCCTCGACGGGCTTAATACCGGCGTGACCCTCTACGTGAGGGTCGCGGCCTTCGACACCAGCAGCAACACCTCCCTGTGGGCGAGCGCCAACCTCACCACGGCGTCCGCTTCCACCCCGCCTCCGGTGCCCTCCGCGCCGGGGGTCCTCGGGGTACTCGGCGGCCTTCGGGTCACCTGGGACGGCAAGGACAACACCGGCACGGCAATGCCTGCGATCTTCTCCCACGTGCAGGTGCAGCGGGACACCACCTCGGCGTTCTCCAACCCCGTCGTGATCGGCACGCTGCCCGGCCCGGACTTCCTGTACGACTCCATCCAGAACTACGGCAGCGCCTACTACTACCGGTTGATCGCCTACTCCAAGGTCGGCATCGCCTCGGCCCCGTCCGGCGCGAACTCCGATACCCCCAAGCAGGCCGTCGCCCAGGACATCCTCGACGCCTCATTGACGGCCGCGAAGATCGCAGTCGGCGCCATCGACAACACCAAGCTGGCGGCAAACGCCGTCCAGGCCGCGAACATAGCCAACGGGGCTGTCGAGGCAGGCAAGCTGGCGGCCCTGGCCGTTGGCACCACGAACATCGCCAACAACGCGGTCACCGGCATGCAGCTCGCCGACGCCACGATCGGCTCGGCAAAGATCATCAACGGTGCCATCGGCAACGCGCAGATCGCCGACGCGGCCATCAACAACGCCAAGATCTCCGACCTCGACGCGGGCAAGATCAACGTCGGCACGCTCAACGCTGCGCGCATTGCGACCGGGTCGCTGGACGCCTCGAAGATCACCTCGGGAACGCTGACCTCCACGCAGATCCTGGCCGGGTCCATCACGGGCGACCGGCTGGCGGCCAACACGATCACGGCCAACCAGATCGCGGCGAACACGATCACGGCCAACCAGATGGCAGCCGGAACGATCACCGCCCAGAGCGGAGTCATCGCGTCCATCGACGCCTCCAAGATCACGGTGGGGAGGCTGACCGCATCCCAGATCGACGCCACCAACCTCGTCGTCTCCGGCGGGAACGTCTCCGGTCAGGTCTCCTCTGCGGCCACGGCGGGTTCCGCGACGACGGCGACGACGGCGTCCTCGGCGACCACGGTCACCGACTCCATCGGCGCGGGCGTCAGCATCCCGGCCAACCAGTTGAATAACAGCACCATCCCGACCACAACGACGATCAACGGCGGCTCGATAACCACTGGCGTCATCAGCGCCTCCGTGATCGGGGCCCGGTCCATCACGACGGACAAGATGATCATCGGCGATACGTCGAACATCCTCCTGGACCCCCAGTTCACGCAGAACAGCACCGCCTGGAACTGGAGCACCAACGTCGTCCGCACGGCCGCCAGCGACGCCAGCGTTCCTACAGGTGCTCCGGCTTCGTGGGTCGCCAAACTCACCAACCAGACCAGCCTCAACACTGACCTCACGTGGAAGCACACGAACACCACGACGACCGGTATGGCGGTAACCCCGGGGGAGGCGTACTACGTCGAGGCGTGGGTCGTCGCCTCCAGCGACTGCAACGCCAACCTGCGGTTCTTCCTCTCGACGTGGGACGCCTCCGGCAACAACATCTCCTGGCCGTCCACCTCCCCCAACGTCGCTCCGTCCGCAGCGCAGACCTGGACCAAGATCAGCGGCCAGATCACCATCCCGTCCGGGAAGTACCTGGCGACCTTCGGCGTCGGATCGCTCCAGACGACGCCGACTACTGCTGCCGGTTCGTGGTTCGTCACCAACGTCAAGATGCGCAAGGCCGTCGACAACTCACTCGTGGTAGACGGATCACTCACCGCCAGCAAGATCACTGCGGGCACCCTGACCGTCGACAAGTTCAACGCAGGACTCCAGGCCACCGTCGGCCAGAAGTTCTACGACTTCGGCTCAGACGCCAGCAAGTGGAGGAACGGCCCCAGCGGCACCGCCACCATCACCTCGGTCAACGTCACCGACGCGGCCTCGGGCGGCACCGTCATGCGCGCTGTGGGATACCTTCAGGGCGCCTACCGGCCGGACCTGCTCATACCCTTCGACCCGGGAGTCACCTACCGGGTAACCGCCCGCGTCCGGCAGACCGTCGCCAACTCCACTCCGGGCACCAACCAGACCTGCTACGTCGGCGTCACCGGCATCGCGTCCGACGGTGTCACCTTGGTCAACATCAGCGGCTCGAACTCCACCGGCAGTCAGGCTTACTGTGCTGCCCGCGCCCAGCCGCTGACCGCAGGTGCGGGCTGGCAGGTCTTCACCGGATACATCAGGGGCACTGCCGCGACCGGTGACGCAGGCACCAACAACAATCCGACCAGCCCGATGCGGCTGCACCAGAACGTGAAGTACATCAGCCCGTGTCTGTACCTGAACTACTCGGGCGGGACCGGCACGGCCGAACTCGACATGTTCACCATCGAGGTCGTCGAGACCGGCCAGGTCAACTCGGCCAACATCAACCTGGGCAACGTGAACGCCGCACACCTGTCCCTGGGCGCGGTATCCGGCAACCTCGTCTCCAACCCGGGCTTCGAGGACACCGCCATGACTGGGTGGACCTCCTCCTCCATCGACGGCAACAACATCTCGAAGATCGAGATCGGTTCGGGTGTTGCACCTGCACGTTCCGGCCAGGGCAAAGCCTCCCTCGGCGCCCTCAACACCGGCTGGGCCAAGATCGTCAGCGACCCGTTCCCCGTGGTCGCCGCATCCACCTACATGCTCCGCTACTGGTACTACGGCCAGGGAGGTATCCAGGTCACCTTCGAGACCAGCCCGGACAAGGTCACCTGGACCGACCAGATGGGCGGAGTCAACAACTACGCCGTCAACAACAACTCTGGGTACTCCGAGGACATCTTCGAGATGACGGCGCCGACGGGGGCCCTGTGGGGTCGGGTCTCCTTCACGAACAACTCACCGGCCACCAACGGACTCAACACGACGACCACCTACTGGCTGTGCATCGACGACGTACTCGTCATGCGCGAGGGCTACGGCGCCACGGACATCTCGGCCGCAGGTATCCGACTGTTCGGGCCGGACGGAACGCTCGGCACGGAACTGACCACGTCCAACGCCTACGCCACCTTCGCGGGCGGTAAGGCCAGCGTCGACCCCAACGGCGTCGGCACCTTCAACTCCCTCTGGACGCCGCAGCGTCCGGCTGGGGCGGCCTCCGACGACCCGACCGGACAGATCTGGTACCAGGGCCAGGAGTTGGGACAACTCCTGTGGAACATGCCGTGGGGCATGGTCACCTACGAGCGCGGCTGGACGAACAAGCCAACCTCCTCGACCTACTACACGACGGACACCGGCCTGATCGAGCTGGCCTTCACGGCCGTCGAGGGACGTATGTACCGCATCGTCGGCCGCTCCCAGTTCGACTTCAACGGCGGCACGGGCACGCAGGTGCTGGAGAACCGCATCAACGTCGCCGCCACGACGACGTCCCTCAACGGGTGCACGATCATGAACCCGACCGGCGCCAGCCCGAGGGTCACGGACCAGACCATCGCCCGCTGCTTCGGCATGTACTACGACGGCGGGGGCACTGATGGCACCACCGTCGTGGAAGGCATCATCGTCTGCTCCTCCGACGCGGGCGGCCTGTACAGCAGCACCACGGCCCTGGCGCCCGGCGACCACCGGATCCTGTGGACCGCCACGCAGCACGCGGGCAACGCCACCGGCTGGGGCCTGCGCAACTACAGCCCCGCGCAGTCCTCGGACTTCTACGTCGAGGACATCGGCCCGGCCCTGCCCGAGAACGGTGTGTACAACACGGGCGGTGCGGCCGTGACGGCCACCAAGACATACACCAAGACCTACAACGCCGTGTGGTCCCGCCGGTACGGAAACGCCGGATACACCGACGGCACTGTGTACCAGGGCTACTACTCCAGCACCTGGGGCACGCAGAAGTCGATGGTCTACTTCGGCACCCAGCCCTACACCGACATGGGTTCCACGGCGAAGGTCTCCAAGGTCGAGGTCTACCTCTACAACAACCACTGGTACTACAACGGGGGTGGCACGGCGCACATCGGTGCATTCACCGGAACCACCGAGCCAACGTCTTTCGGTGGTTCCGGAGTGAACCTCACCGTTTCCTCGTGGCCCGTTGGTGCCGGAAAGTGGGTAACCCTGCCGTCGTCCTGGAATTCAACTTGGAACGCGGCCACCCCGTATCGTGGAATTACGCTAGGTGCGGATCTTGGATCCAGCACCGACAAGACCTACTACGGGTACTTCGCCGGTGTCGGGGATTCCCACCCTCCGCAGTTGCGTATCACCTACACCAAGTGAGGAAGTCACTTAATGCCTGACATTACCGTCACGGTTCCTGACGACGTCTGGCCGCGCGTCGCTGCCGCGTTCCACACCTGCTACCCGAACAACGTCGAAACCCCGGACGTGGACCTCGTTCAGTTGGCCGCCAAGTCCTACATCCGAGACATCTGGGTCAGCACCGAGCAGGCGACGAACTCGAACGCTGGGGCTCCGCGCTACAACCAGGCGGCCGAGGACTACAACGTCGCACGGCAGGCGGTCGACGCCGACATCCAGGCGCAGAACAACCAGGTCCTCGCGGATTCCCAGGTCGCGTTCCCCGGAATCTGACGTAGAACCGTAAGTGCAATCTCGGTAGGCATTCCTGGGAGAATGCAAGCATGCCTACCGAGATTGCATTTCCGTTTCGCCTAGCGTCCGACGGCACTATCGCCGTCGAGACGAATCCGGACAGGCAGATCGCCCAGCATGTGAATGCGCTCATCGGCACGCAGCCGGGGGAGCGGGTCATGCTCCCGGATTACGGGGTTCCCGTGGCTGATCTGCTGTTCGACCCTGACGCGACCTTTGTCGCCCAGGAGATCAGTCGTGCCGTAACCACGGCATTCAATACGTATGAGCCCGGCGTGGTGCTCCAGAAGGCGACTCCTATCCCGGACGCCTCGCAGATGTCCCTCGCGCGTATCGAGGTCGACTACATGCGCCGCGAGGCCGGGTCGTCCCCTTCCAGTCTGTCGCTCCAGACCAACACCGCCGTGGTCCGCGTGGGCGGCACCGTAAGCGAGGTCATCAGTGGCTAACCCAGACGTCCCGGCGATCGACTACACCAGCAGGGACTACGAGGGCTTCAAGACCTCCCTGCTGGACTACGCCTCGCGTGCCTTCCCCCAGTGGGTGCCCTCCTCCGAGGGTGACTTCGGCGTGCTCCTGGTCGAGCTGTTCGCCTACCTCGGCGACAGTCTCAGTTACTACGGCGACCGGCTCCAGCAGGAGTCCTTCCTGCCCACCGCGACGCAGCGGCTGTCCCTGCTCCAGATATCCGACCTGCTCGGCTACAGCCCCTCCAACGGAGTCCCGGCCACCGGCACCGTAACCTTCCAGACGTCCAACCCGGGCCCGGCCGTCACCGTGCCTGCGGGCACCCAGGTCGTCACCGACTATGTCGAGTCCATCGACTCGCCGATCACGTACGAGACCGACACCGACATCACAGTGCCCGTCAACGGAGGCACCGCGACTGTCTCGGTCACCCAGGGAGTCACCCGCACCCAGGTGAATGTCGGCACCAGCTCGGGCCTGCCCGTGCAGGAGTTCCGGCTGCCCGACGTGCCCGTCATCGGTGGCACGGTGCGCGTATACGTGGACGACGTCGACACCCTCACCGAGTGGACGTACATCAACTACCTGGTGGACGCCGACCCGTCCGACAGGGTGTTCACGACGTTCCTGGACGACTCCGGTGCGACCTGGATCCGCTTCGGCGACAACATCAACGGAGCCATCCCCACCAACCAGTTGACCATCTACGCTACCTACCGCGTGGGCGGCGGGTCGGTCGGCAACGTGAACGCGGGTGTGGTTAACGCCATCGCCGCCTCGGACCTGCCCGGTGTCACCATCTCCCAGGACTCCGACGGCAGCGCGATCTCCTCGGCCATGAGCGGCGGAGCAGACCCCGAGACCAACGACCAGATCCGGGCCAACGCCCCGCGCATCTTCCGCACCCAGGACAGGTGCGTGACCCTTGCTGACTTCTCCGACCTGGCGCTGACCATCCCGGGCATCGTCCGGGCCAACGCAGTCGCCTCGACGTACACCAGCATCAGCGTGTTCGCCATCGGCTCCGACGGAGGCACCCCGAGCACGACCACGCTCCAGAACGTGCAGTCCACCCTCCAGGCCAAGGCCCTGGCGGGAACCACGGTCACCGTCTCCGGCCCGACCACGGTCGGCGTGAACGTCGGTACTTCCTCCAGCCCGATCGTCGTCGAGTGCTGGCCCCGATACTCCCGGGCCTCCGTGCTCTACGACGTGCAGCAGGCCCTGAAGAACATGCTGTCGTTCGCCAACGTCGACTTCGGTATGCGCCTGACCCTCTCCGACTTCTACAAGGCCATCCTCGCGGTGGACGGCGTGCGCTACGTCGACATCCCCATGGTCGCCCGCGCGGACGCCGCGCAGACCGGTACCGCCGACGTTGTCTTCCGTGCGTGGGAGATCCCGAAGGTCGGCAACATCTCCAACATCACCATGACCGGAGGGATCGGCTAATGGCCGCCGTCTACCCGAAGCAGTACAAGTCCTTCACCGTGCACAAGAACCTGGTGGAGGACATCGACGCGTCGCACGTCAACAACCTCCAGGACGAGGTGCTGGCCCTCCAGCAGACCCTGGGCATCATGCCGCACCAGGACACCGGGCTGAAGATGAAGACCAACACCTACTCCTCCGTGGCGTCCCGGCTCGACGCCATACAGCGTGGCCACGGGATACCCGCGTGCTACGTGTCCAAGACGTCCGACAGCGTCAAGGGCGCCGCGACCAAGACGATCTCCTTCAGCAGGCCGACCACGGCACAGGACCCCGAGGGACTGTTCAACGGGCACTCGATCACCGCCAACCGGACCGGCTGGTGGATCGTCTTCGGCCGTGTCAAGTGGGCCAACGCCACCGGCTCCCTCGCGACAGGCGCCGACCGGCAGATATCCCTTGCGGTCGGTGGCTCCCAGGTGATGACGCAGGACCTGCCGCCGATCTCCGACGGCAACTCCCACATGCACATCGGCTGGCAGGGGTGGGTCACCGCAGGCAAGGCCATCGACCTCCAGGTCTACCACCCGCTGTCCACCAAGACCCTGCAACTTCAGGACATGCACCTGAGCGCGGTCATGATCCGGGAGGCGTGAGGTGGGAACGTACGGCGTCTCCATCTACGGGCTGTCGAAGTACGGGACGGACATCCATCCTGACTTCGACGTCAGCCCGTTCACAGCCACGCCCGTGGACTACTCCACCGTGCTGCTGGACTGGAAGTCCCCGGCCGGTACGTGGGACCGCCTGCGGCTGATCCGCAACCGGTACGGCTGGGCGGTCAACGAGAACGACGGCGAGATCCTGCTCGACCAGGGCCACGCCGCTACCCAGTTCTCCGACAAGGGCGTGGTCGGCGGACACTGGCTGTACTACACGATCTTCATCTCCGCGTCCGGCCAATGGTCCCGGGCGGGCACGGTCTCCTGCCTGATGCCGAAGAACAACGGCTACACCGAGCTGCTGTACAGCCTGGTCCCCGACCACTACAAGGTCGACGTCCAGCCGGGCAACAACGTCACCGACGACTCCAACACGCTCAACCCGTACCTGAACCCGTTCCTGTCGATCTTCGGGTTCGGGTTCGACATGGTGAAGAGCTACTACGACTCCAACCGGTACACCAACGACGCGATGCATACCCGGTTCGACAACATCGCCCAGTTGGCCAACCAGTTCGGCATCCAGTACGAGGCGTCGGCGCCCGCCTACCTCTTCCGGCAGCGCGTGCGCGACGCGGCCACCCTCGGCCGACAGAAGGGCACCCTGGAGCAGATCCGCTCGATCATCTCCGAGACCACCGGCTACGACGCCGACCTGAGCATCGGCGACAACCTCATGCTCTCCGACGACCAGGCCGACTTCGACCACCCAACGTTCCCCCAGTGGGACTCGGGCGTGAACTACGCCTCCGGGGAGAAGGTGGAGTTCGGCTCGTACCTGTACCAGGCGGGCTCCTCCGGCGCGTACGGACAGGCTCAGGCGCCCACCGGCACCAACGCCTCCAACGCGTACTGGACCGTGGTCTCGTATGGCACCGACTCCACGCTGGTCGACGCCAACGGACACGTGGCGGGCTGGGAGGAGATCTCCTTCACCGCAGGCGTCACCCCGGGCACCAACGGCGTCCTGGTGGGCATCGGTGTGCAGAACCCGACCAACCCTGACGACAAGGCAGGCAACGCCCTGTGGGTGCGCAACACCAACTCCGGCGGCTCGGTCGCCACGATGGGTGTGCGCTCCGTCGGCCGACTGGCCGGACAGTCGACGATGGACCCGCAGCAGCCGGTCCTGTTCGGTATCCCCGTGCCCTACACGTGGCAGGCGTGGGACAACAACGTCGAGTACGTGCCAGGCGACATGGTCATCTACCACGGCCGCGTCTACCAGGCCCTCACCGCGTCCCTGAACGTCACTCCGCCGGACACCGCGACGGCGAACGCACAGTGGACTCCGCTGGGCTACGACGACCGCGTGCAGATGTGCCTGTCCGGCTACGCGCAGGCGTACTCCGGCGAGCAGGTCCACGTGTACCCGTTCGTCGAGTACTACGACAGCCACGGCTCCCTGATCACCGCGCTGTACTCGGACGCGGTCCCGGCCTACCAGGTACTGGACTCCTTCTCCCAGGGCTGGAGCGACTGGACCACCCGCACCAGTGACCTGGGCGGCGCCTCCTGGACCGAGACGCTGGGCCAGTGGACTTCCGGCGGCTACTCGGGAGGCGCGGCCTACCCGGTCGGCACCACGTCGTCCATCGCGACCATCACCGGCCACGCCGATGGCACAGTCGCGGGCACCTTCCTGACCAACCCCGGCAACACCCTCAAGCAGGGCGTTGTCTTCCGTCTCCAGGACTCCAGCAACTACTGGCGGGCCGGAAGGACAGCCCTGCACCTGATCCAGTCGGGCGCGGTCGCCGGGACGTTCAACTACTCGACCTCCTTCTCGGACGGTGACCGGATCACGGCCGCCTTCTCCGGCAGCAACATCACGATCTATCGGAACGGAACCCAGGTGCTCACCATCACCAACTCGGCGCTCAGCACCGCCACCAAGGTCGGAATGGCGGTGACCTGATGACGACGCACAACGTCACCTTCATCAACGACGACGACTGGTCACCGACCGTCGCCTTCTCCGGCAGCATCGTCGGCCGCCGGTTCAAGGTGTTCGGCCCGGAGATCAGCGGACAGGTCACCCTCGACGGCACGCTGGCCATCAAGATCCCGCGCCCGCAGCCGCTCGAACCCGAGGCCGGACAGATCTCCTTCCAGGGTCACCTCTCGGCCGGAGTGAAGGCACCCGCCGCAGCGTTCAAAGACTTCTCCCACTACCCGTACGCGGGAGTCGACCCGGCCATGGCGTGGATCGGCATCAACTCCGGCACCCTCATGTCGGCCGCCGCTGGCTCCTACAACCGCGCCTACACCGCGTTCACCGGGCCGGTGGACTACCCCGTCTCCGGTGGCGGCTACGCCTGGAAGCGGGCCGCGTACGCCTCCGTCGGGTTCAAGTTCGCAAGCATGTCGGTGAACAAGCACCAGATCCTCGACGCCGTCCAGTTCGAGGCACTGCCGGTGGGCTCGACCGGCCCGAGCGCCTACCAGAACGCCCGCGAGATCCAGGCCATCATCAAGCCGAGCAGGCTCAACTACGCGAGCAACCCGAACTTCGAGAGCGCGCTGACCGGCTACGGTCCGACCGGCCAGGCCACCCACGCGCTGGACTCCTACTGCTGGCAGGGCACCCAGGCCCTCAAGGTCACCGTGCCGACCACGGCCACGGCCGACAGCGGGCTGTCCTTCCAGGTCTCCGGCCTGATCCCGGGGCGCACGTACACCATGAGCGCACGTGTGGCCATCGCCCAGGGCTGCGGGGACATCACCCCCTGGTCCGGAGCGGGCTCGGTACAGACGGGCGCGGTGAAGTGGACGCAGGCGGCCAAGCGCACGGACCCGGCCAAGAAGCGCTGGCGCACCCTGTACGTCACCTTCACGACCCCGGCGTCCTCGCTGTACGTGGGCATGAACGTGCTCAAGAGCACCATGACCCCAGGCACGGCCAGCATCTTCTGGGTCGACGGCGTCCTGGTCGAGGAAGGCACCGCCGTCCGCGCCTACTTCGACGGCTCGATGGGCTCGGACTACCTGTGGGAGCAGGGCGGAAGCCCCAACCTGGCCCGCTCGTACTTCTACGAGAACTACGTCGAGCGCAGTTACCTCATCCGCACGCTGCTCGAAGAGAATGTTCCTCTGGGAATCACTTCTGCCGTGCCCCAATATGCCGTACTGCCCACCCAGTAATCGCTAACCCGTAAGGAACCCAATGATCACGAACTACGCCGACGCGGCCTCCCTGGCCGTCGGCCTGGTCCTGCCCGCCATCGTGGCGGTGTTCACCAAGCCGTCGACCAACGCCACCGTCAAGGGCTTCGCGCACGCCGTCCTGGCCGTCGCGACCGGCTCCCTGGCCGTCTACAAGGCCGACCCCTCGAACTTCGTGTGGGCGCCCGCCGTGATCGCCGCGTTCCTGGCCTGGCTGTCCGGCACCGCGTTCTACCACTCCCTGCTGAAGAAGTACTCCTGGTTCTCCGCGCTCCAGAACCTGTTCGTGTCCGAGGTCGAGGGCCGCCTTAATACCGGCCAGGCCCGCACCATCGAGCAGTACTTCGAGGCGGCACAGGAGGCCGAGCAGGCCGAGGACGCGGCGGGCATCACCAACGACTTCCCCTTGAGCACCGACGTCGTACAGAGCGGCGTGGAGGAGGCCGTCAAGGCGGCCGAGGAGATCCCCGTCGTCGGCACGGTCGTCCAGCACTTCGAGACGGTCGCGGTCCCGGCCATCGTCACGGCAGTGGAGGCTGTCGCGGCTCCGGTCGTCGAGAACTCCACCCCCGCCGTCGCGGTGCAGCCTGGCGTCCTGGGCCCGAGGGCGCTCTGACATGGACTGGTTCCGGCTGCTGCTGATCTCCTTCGCCACCTTCACCGCATGGGAGTGGCTGCGCGAGGTCCTGCCCCTCGCTATCCCGGCCGCCTTGCAGCCGCTCGTAGTTGTGGGCCTGGCCTACGAGGCGCAGCGCCTGCCCGGCCCGTGGCTGACCGCTGTGGCTGCGGCCGGAGTCGTGGCCGTGCTGCACGCACAGGTCAGGGGTGGCGGGTCGGAGACGACCTCGCTGCGCCTGCCTCGCAGGCATCCGTCCACCGGCCGGAGAGTCCCTGACCTGCCCTGATTGTCAAGTAGGAAGAAAACCTCGCTAGACAAGCGGGGTTTTCTTGCTTTTAGAAGCCGTAATGGCTAAGGTCTTCCTTGTTGCCGATCACGGCGACGCCACCACGACACTGGAGCAGACTTGAGCAAGCAGCCCATCACCCTGGCCTTCGCTGGTTCCGCCGACACCGACCCGGAGAACGTCAAGGCCCTGCTGAACGACTGGCTCGGCTTCGGAGACGAGGACGGCGACGGCTTCTTCGAGCCGAGCGACCGCGAGATCAACCTGATCTTCCCGATCACCCGCGAGCACCTGTCCGACGGCCTGGAGACGGTCCTCGCGTGGGCCGAGAAGGCCGACCTCCCCTACGTCGCGGTCGCCGACAACAAGCGCAGCCGCGCCACCGAGGGCATTCTCAAGGACGCGGAAGAGGTCGTCCACGCCAGCAACGTCACCGCCGGGGTCGTCGACCTGCTCAAGAAGGCCGACAGCGTCGGCGACGAGGTCCACGTCATCCTCCTGTGGGGCGACGAGGGCAGCGAGCAGGCCGAACTCCTCCTCGACGCCGCCGAGCAGGCGGGCATCAAGGCCAAGGACCTCACGGCTGGACTCGACGACATCTCCTTCGGTGAGCAGCCGCAGGCCGAAGAGCCGGAGGAGGAGCCCGAGCCGGAACCCGAGCCGGAGCCGGAGGCCCCCAAGCGTGGTCGCCGTCGCGGCCGTCGCTCCGAGCCCGAGGAGGTCGAGCCGGAAGAGGAGCCGCTTACCGAGGACGAGCCCGAGGAGCCGAAGCAGGAGGAGCCCAAGCGCGGCCGTCGCGGTCGCAAGGTCGAGCCGGAGCCGGAGGCCGAGGAGCACCCGGTCGAGCAGGACATCCGCGAGCAGGAAGAAGAGACCCTGGAGCAGCAGGTCAACCAGGCTGCCCAGACGGCTCAGCGCGAGGTCCAGTCGGATGCCGACGTGGAGCACTACGAAGACGCCGTGGTCTTCAACGTACTGTTCGACGCCTTCACCGCCTTCCGGCTGGAAGACGAGCGCAACGCCGTCATCAACGGCGCACCTGTGAAGTACCGGCCGCTGACCGATCGCCTGGCCGAGGCGCTTAATATCTACGCCGACGACTGGAAGAAGGCGGCTGAGGCGGGCGAGCAGGAGAAGGACGCGGCGCCGAAGGATTTGTCGGAAGACGACAAGAAGGACGCGGAGGAGCAGACCTCCGGGCGCCGTCGCCGTGGCCGTCCGCGTGACGAGTCCAAGACGTTCGCCTTCCTGGTCGACGACGAGGGCAACTACACCCGTCGTGGCCGTGGCCGTATCCCGGCCGGACAGACCGTCGTACACCTGACCCGGGCGGAGATCGAGGAGAAGGGCCTCGAACTCGACTCGGAGTGAGTAACGCAAAAGCCCCCGGCGCTGAAGAGGTTCGAGACCTCGATTCACTGCCGGGGGCTTTTGCCCACCACACCCCGAGGCCCACCACAAACCCCGAGATGGGAAGAACCTAACATGTCGAGCCGACTTAATATCAACGGCGGATTCGGAGCCGCCGAGTGAGCATCATGATCATGTCGGAAGTCTTCACGCAGTCCGACACCCGCCTGGCCACGCGCCTGGTTCTGCTCGCGCTGGCGGACGCCGCCAACGACTCCCACCGCATGTGCTGGGAGTCCGTCGACACCATCGCGGCCAAGGCCAGAGTCTCGCGGCGCCAGGTGTTCACCGCGCTGGCGACCCTGGAGGAACGCCGCGTCGTCGAGCACGTCCCGGACGCGGAGAAGCCTGCCGAGGCCGAGCGGTACAAGTCCGTGGTGCGCCGGGTACTTCCGGTATCGGAATGGCTCCCGGAGCCTTCCAAGGGTGCAGAATCCGCACCCCTCTCTGAGGGTGCAGAATCCGCACAGGTGTCGAAGTTTTCACCCAACCCCAATAACCAACTAGAAGTTAGAGATATAGAAGAAACTACGTTTCTTCCACCGCGCCGGTCGGCACGGTCCAATCCCGGCGAGGCCGAGGAGATCCCTGTGAGGCCGGGTGCTCGGGGCTGGAATGCGGTTGCGGCTCCCAAGCGTGGCGGTCGGAAGAAGACCCGGAAGCAGCAGGCGGAGGAGGCCGCCCTGGCGGAGAAGGAACTCGACCCGGCGTACGTCGTGGCCCAGACCCTCGGCGAGGAAGATCCAGGAAGCAGCCCCGCTGGCCGTCTCCCGGCTTCGGACGACGACCTGGCCCCTCCGGTCCGGCGACCTCGTGAGAAGCGCTCCAAGAGGCCGTCGGAGGAACTGGCCGAGTTCTTCGGGAAGCGGGCCGAGGAGGTAGGCCACCCGGTACCCGGCGCCACCAACCTCAGCGCCCTCTACGGGAACTTCGGCCGGTGGATGGCCCAGGGCCTGGAACGGGAGACCATCCGGCAGATGATCATCACCTACTGGTCGTCCTCCTGGAACCGGTCGGAGAACCACCCGGCCTGGAAGGACTTCCTCGGCGCCCGTGGGCTGCTGACGGAGCGGCTGGGCAAGGTCGACAACACGATGGAGAAGCACCGGCACGACGAGTCCTTCTGGGACTGATGCCACCAGGGGCGGGCTGCTACGGCGGTCCGCCCCTTACGTTTTCCCAAAGGCGTATTCAGAAAGCCGTAATCTGTGGTAGCCTCCTGAGCGTTGAACCACCACCACACAAGGAGGCAACCGTGGCGACAGACCCCCGGGTCCACGCCTTGCGGCTCAAGGAGTACGGCATCCCCGCGCACTACCGTCACCTGCGGCTTAATACCGTGGCGGACACCGATGAGTCCGCCGCCTGCCGTACCTGGCTCGACGAACTGCGCGACCACTACGTCACCGACAAGCGGCCCCTCACGGAGTACCCCGAGGACTGGTCCCAGATCGGTAAGGGCCTGCTGCTCGTCGGCCCGCCCGGGACCGGCAAGACGACCCTCGCCACGGCCACCCTGCTGGAGGTCTACTACGCCCACCGCCTCCCGGTGCACTGGCTGGCCTACGCCGACTTCGTGAAGGACTCCATCGAGAAGATGGGCCTTCAGGACCGGGCCGAGCCCGAAGCCGTCGCCCGGTGGTGGGACATCCAGGACAAGATCGTGGCGGCCGAGAAGGCCCCCGTCCTCGTCCTGGACGACGTCGGCAAGGAGCACCGGACCAAGACCGGCTACGCCGAGGGCCTGCTGGACACCCTGCTGCGCCAGCGTCACCGCGAGGCCCGGCCCACGATCGTCACCTCGAACCTCCCGCCCCGGGAGTGGGGCGCCGTCTACAACCCCACGATGGGCTCCTTCATCCAGCAGGCCTTCACACACGTCAAGTTGATCGGAGAGGACCGCCGTGCAGCCTGAATACGAGCAGACGCCCCTCCCGTTCGAGGACGAGGTTTTGGTGCTTCTCTACAAACGGGAAGTGCCGGACCACCGCCTCCCCGAGCACTGGGCCTCCCTGGAGTGGACCCTCCGCAGCCGCGCCAAGCACCTCGGCTTCGACCTCGTGCGCACCCGCCGGTTCCAGAAGTGGGAGGGCGACACGCTTAATATCTCGCTCCGCGCGGAAGCGGAGCGCACCTGATGCAGGGCGGCGACATCTCCAACGAGGTCGTCCCCCGCTTGGTCATCGCCTACGAGGGCATGCTCGGCGTCCTGCCGGAGAAGCCCGAGGGATACGTGCACGAGCTGGTTGCCCGCAAGTTCGGGCGCCGCGCTCGCATGGCCAAGCGGACCGTGGACGCGTACGAGATCAACGACGCGCTGGCCCGGGTCATCTGGGACACCGTCTGGCGCTTCAAGT